AAAAGGTTTTCTCCTTGGGACAAAAAACAGAAGATGAATGATTTGGATGTTGTCAAGCAATACTATGGTTATAGTAACGAAAAGGCAAGGCAAGCTCTTAACATTCTGACTCCTGATCAACTCAATGTCATTAAAAATAAACTGAATAAAGGGGGCAAGAAAAAATGAGTGAAGATCTTAGCTGGTCGAAAGAAGATATGATTCAGGTTTCTTTGAAAGAACCTGATGATTTTCTTAAGGTGCGTGAAACTTTGACCCGTATTGGTGTTGCTTCAAAGAAGGAAAAGAAACTATATCAATCATGTCATATCCTTCATAAGAAAGGGCAATACTTTATTGTGCATTTCAAAGAGTTGTTTGCATTGGATGGAAAGAGGGCAAACTTATCACAGAATGATATGCAACGTAGGAATAGAATTATTCAGTTGCTATCGGATTGGGGACTGGTAGAAATCTCTAGTGCTGATAAGATTTCGGATGCTGCACCTCTAAGTCAGATCAAAGTTATTTCATATAAAGATAAAGGAGATTGGACGCTAGAGTCCAAGTATAATATTGGCAAGAAGAAAACTGTAAAAGTTGAAGAGAGCTAAATAGAGCTGCCTTGCTACTCTGCAATGTCGGAAGACAAACCCAAAGTTGTAGAGAAGGAAGACCATGATGAAGATAAAAGTGAAGTCCTTGGTAATTTGGTGAAAGTTGTTGTACTTATTTGGTCTGCTTCTCTTCTCACATTTAGTTACGTTAGACTTCCTAACGGACAGAAAATTTTAGATTTCGATCCTACTTTTATCGCATCTGTCTTCAGTGGCTCATTAGCTGCGTTTGGACTTAGCCCCGCGAAAAATGGTAGTGCTCCAAAGAAAGCCCCGCCTATCGGAAAGAAGGAGGAAGAAAATGCAAAAGGTAATTAATGTTTTAGCAGTCCTATCGTTTCTAGGGACTGCATCTATCATTGGTGCTGGCACAGTTGTTTATCTTCAACGTGATGCCATCGCTGAGCGTGTTAAAGAGCGTGTTACCAAAGCAGTGACAGAAGCAGTCGCTGGTGCCCTGCCAGGGATGCTAGATGCTTCTATGCCTGAGTTACCTGGAGCAACTGGAGGCGTCATTCCTGCCGCTCCTGGTGCCTCTCCTCTGCCCTCTACAACTGGTCCTGCAATTCCAATGCCATGAAACTCTTCAACAGCGACAAAGAGCAACCAGGCGATTATTATCCTGAGCCGACTCCGAAGAAGACATCTCCTTTGAAGACGGTTGGTATTGTTGTAGGGGGTCTTTTCGCTGTTGCACATGTGGGTCTGCTTGGTTATCTGATGCAGGAAACCAAGCCAGACTATCCAGTAATAAATTTTCCATCTGGTGACTATTCTTCTTATGAAGTAGAAGCAAATAAAGATGGATATAAAATTAAATTCAAAGCAAACGATCCTGCTATCTTAGAATCTGATAAGTCACTAGAAGTTGATCGTGATAAGAAAGGACTCTTTGGCGGAGGATTTGAGCGTCGAAGAGAATATCGTCGTGACCAATTCACCATGGACGGTGTTAGAAACATGGGAGGTGCGACTACAGAAGAGGGAAAGTCTGCGAAAGACATAGAATGTTTGATCGCGGACGCTGGAGCTCGGTCACAAGGTGCTATGGCAGGTAGTGCTATTGCTGCTGGTGTTGCTGTCCCTGCGGTCTCTAGCATCCCTTACATTGGATGGTTAGCAGGTGGTTGGGCACTTCTTCTAGGACAGAAGGCAGGGTCCTCAATCGGATCACAGGTTGGTGAAGTCTTTAACGATTGCTGATGATTGAAGATATTGGTATTGATGATGTGAATATACCTGACATTCAGGTTTATCAACCACCAGGGTGGGCAACAGATGCTAATGCTATATTTGCTGCTCCCCCAGTAACGCAAGAGGTTGGTGTGCCGATTGTTAATATCCCTGGTTGTGTGGAAGCACACGAGCAAAATACTAATAGAGAAAGGAGTGGCATTCTTAGTGAAGATGATCCTAAGGGTGTCAAGACATTTTGTGATGCTGGTGTGCCATCATTTAATCCGATTGATTACAATAAGGATGAATTGGAGTTTCAATATGAGCCTCAGTTGCCAAAGGTTGCACCACCAGAGCAACCAGAAGTAAAGGCACCTGAGACACCAGACACGGGCAGAGCAGTTACTGTAGACTGTCCTACAGAGGCACAAGAACTTAAAGAACCTATAGGCACATTAGTAGAGAATGGCACCAAGAAGATTGTCGAATATAGACTGGTCGGAAAAGAATGCATACCAGTCAAAGAAGATATCAAGATCCCAGACCAGATT